GCCATAGCGCTGTGCATCTCTACAAAATTCTTATATTATTTCATTGTCCTCTTGACGGGGAGCGGTTCAGTTTGTCCTGCTGTGGCTGTTCTTGTATGTTAGCCTGTGACAAGGAAGCTAGATGGGTCTGCAAACAGGCGTTAGGAGGAGCTTTTATGAAGAAAACAACGGTTGTTAAGATTTTTCTTGTCATGGTAACGGCACTTTCTCTGCTGGGAGCATTTGTTTCGCCGTGGGTCTTTGCACTGGCTACAGGCGTATGTGTCTTTGGCTGGGGAATGCTTTGGAGAAGAAGCAGAGAATCATGACGCATTTTACGCGCAGACTGTCAAAATAGATACAAGGGCGCAGCTCTATACCGGATGAACTCCGTATGTGTGCTCTGCAAAATGAAACACCCCGGACAGGGAAGAATGTCCGGGGTGTTTTGCTGTGGCGCTATGGGGCTGTTTCTGGTAGAGGGCTGTCGGTGCGTCGGAGGCCGCAGAGGTCGGCGATCTCCGGGGGGATGAAGCTGATGCACATCTGCTCTTCCGGGGACAGCTGGTTGTAATGCTCCAGCCAAGAAAGGGTCTGGGGGGACAGGTCGGATCGGTTCAGGGCCCAGCTGTGGTAGTAGATGGTTTCGGACTCTGGGCGGGATGGATGGAGGGCGGGCAGAAGAAGCAGGGCGGCAAGAAGCAGAAGGCTTGCTGCGAGAATGGCGGCCTTTTTCATGGGGGTGTCCTCCTTTGGCGGGGAATTTCTTAGTTACAGTGTAGACGAGAGCGAACGGAATGTCAACAAGGAGAAAAAATAAAAATTTTTGAAAAGTTGTCCGAATGGGGGCAACTTTTTTGCTTTTTGCAGGTAAGGGTGAAAGGAGGCTTGCGGAAATGCAGAATAGAAAGCGAACCCTGAAAGAGCGGATCAAGGCGGGAGAGGTTGGGCGGCGGGATGTGGTGCGGCGGCTGGCAGAACTGGCCTTCGGGCCGGTGAACGACTGCGTGAAGCTGGCGGTGGAGGAAAATCCAGAGCTGGAAAGGCTGGATCTGAGCCTGCTCAGCGAAGTCAAGCGCAATGAAAAGGGGCTGGTGGAAATCAAGCTCATCGACCGATTGCAGGTGCTGCGGCAGCTGGCAGAGGCGGCTCAGGAGGAGGGGGACGGTGTGGAAGGCCTGCTGCGGGCGTTGGGGGAAGGGCAGGGATGATCTTCTCGGAAAAGCAGAAGCTGGTGCTGGGCTGGTGGATGCCGGGCAGCGGCTATGAGCAGCGGGAGGCCATTTTCTGCGACGGGGCGGTGCGCTCGGGAAAGACGCTGGCCATGGGGCTGGGATTTTTCCTGTGGGCCATGAGCAGCTTCCGGGAGCAGACCTTCGGCCTGTGCGGCCAGAGCATTGGGGCCCTGCGGCGCAATGTGCTGCTGGCGGTGCTGCCCCGGCTGGGGGAGCTGGGCATGGCGGTGGAGGAAAAATGGGGGCAGAACCTGCTGCTGGTGCGCTGGAAGGGGCGGCAGAATCGGTTCTACCTCTTCGGCGGAGAAAATGAGGGGGCGGCGGGGCGGATCCAAGGCATTACCTTTGCCGGGGTGCTGCTGGATGAGGCGGCGCTGATGCCAAGGAGCTTTGTCGAACAGGCCTTGGCCCGGTGCTCGGTGACGGGCAGCCGGATCTGGTTCAACTGCAATCCCGCCGGGCCGACCCACTGGCTGTATGAGCAATGGGTGAAGAAGGCTCAGGAGAAAAACTGCCTGCGGCTTCACTTTACCATGCGGGACAATCCTGGGCTGAGTCCGGCGGTGCGGCAGCGGTATGAAAAGCTGTACACCGGGGTGTTCTACCAGCGCTATGTGCTGGGCCAGTGGGTGCAGGCGGAGGGGCGGGTGTACGATTTCTTCACCCGGGAGATGGCGGTGCAGCCGCCGGAAGGGTGCGAGCAGTGGTACATCTCCTGCGACTACGGCACGGTGAATCCCACCTCCATGGGGCTGTGGGGAAAGAAGGAGGGTATCTGGTACCGGGTGAAGGAATTCTACTTCGACTCCCGCCGGCAGGGGCGGCAGATGACCGATGCAGAATATGCCGATGCGCTGGAAAAGCTGGCGGGTGGGCAGGCCATCCGGGCGGTGATCGTAGACCCTTCGGCGGCCAGCTTCCTAGAGCTGCTGCGCCGCCGGGGGTGGCGGGTGAAGAAGGCCCGCAACGATGTGCTGGCGGGAATTCGGATGACCTCGGACTGCCTGAAAAGCGGGCGGGTGAAAATCGGCCGGGCCTGCGAGGACTTCCTGCGGGAGATGGAGGAATATGTGTGGGAAATCGGCGGCGGACAGGATCGGGTGGTGAAGGAACACGACCACGCCATGGACGATATGCGCTATTTCGTCAGCACGGTGCTGGCAGAGCCGGCGCAGGCTCTGGCGGTGTTTGCGGTGGAGCGGGAGTGCGGCGGCGGGAAGTGGCAGAGATAGGAAAGGAGCGGTTCTTTGAAACGGAAGAAAAAAGAAAGTGGGACGGTGGCGGCGGTGTGTCAGCTGCGGGATGGACAGGCCCATCCTTTTTCCGCCGTGCGCAGCTTTACCCCACTGGGCGGTGGGGAGGAGCAGGTGTACCGGCAGATGCGGGAGGCTATTCCGGTGCTGGATGCGGCGGTGGGAAAGATGGTGCGGCTGTGCGGCGGCTTTGAGGCTCGGTGCCGGGATCCCAAGGCGCAGGGAAAGCTGAACAGCTTCCTGCGGATGATGCCCTGCGGCCGGGGGCAGATGGGCATGGACAGCTTTCTGTGCGCCTATCTGGACAGCCTGCTGACCTATGGCCGGGCGGTGGGCGAGCTGGTGGTGGCGGGAGGCCGCTTACAGGCGGTATGCTGGGGAGATGTGACGGCGCTGGAAGTCCAGCAGGGGGAGAATCCCTTAGAGATGGTGCTGTGGGGGCGGGACAGCCATGGGCAGATGCGGCCGCTGCCGTACCAACATCTGCTGCTGTTTACCACCCTGCATCCGGAGCCCGGGCACCCTTATGGGGTGAGTATGTTCCGGGGGATGCCCTTCCTTGCGGATATTCTGCTGAAAATCTACCAGACCATTGGCAGCAACTGGGAGCGGGCGGGAAACATCCGCTATAGCGTCACCTGCAAGGCCGGGGAGGATCTGGATCCGGCGGCGGCTCAAGAGCGGGGACAGGCGGTGGCCCAGCAGTGGGCCAGAGCCATGGAGGACAGCAAAAACGGCCGGGTGCGGGACTTTGTGGCGGTGGGAGATGTGCAGATCAAGGTCATCGGCGCAGAGGCTCCCATTCTGGATGCCCAGGTGCCGGTGCGGCAGATCTTGGAGCAGCTGATCGCCAAGACCGGGCTGCCGCCCTTCCTGCTGGGACTGAACTGGAGCACCACGGAACGGATGAGCACCCAGCAGGCGGATCTGCTGACCTCGGAACTGTGGGCCTTGCGGCGGACGGTGGAGCCGGCCATGCGGAAGGTCTGCCAGACCTATCTGGCACTGGAAGGGCTGGACGACCGGGTAGAGATTGAATGGGACGACATCAGCTTGCAGGACATTACCCAAGAGGCGCAAGCAGATCTGTACCGGGCGCAGGCAGAAAAGTGCCGCTCCGGCGGTGCGTAAAGGAAGAAAGGAGGAAAACGGATGGATATTCACAAAGAGGCCCAGACGGTGGCCAGCGGTGTGCCGACGGCGGCGCAGCTGGAAAAAATCAATGCGTTGGCCAAGGCGCGGCTGGAGGAAGGGCAGGTATATGTGTTCTCCCTGCGGCTGTGCGACGATCAGGTGGATCGGGACTGGGAGCGCTTCGACCCGGCGGCTCTGCCGGAACTGGCAAGGCTGTTTCTGGGCAAGACCGGCATTGTAGACCACCAGTGGGCGGCAGAAAAGCAGATGGCCCGGATCTTTGAAACCCAAGTGGTGGAGGAAGAGGGGGTGCGCTACATCAAGGCATGGGCCTACATCCGCCGGGGCGGGGCCAATGAGGAGATCATTGCGGACATTGAAGCGGGCATCAAAAAGGAGGTGTCGGTGGGCTGCGCCATGGGGCAGGCAGTATGCTCCATCTGCGGGGCGGAGTATGGCAGCTGCGGCCACTGCAAGGGAGAGCATTACGACGGGCAGCTGTGCTGCGCCATCCTGCGAGAGCCGGTGGACGCCTATGAATTTTCCTTTGTGGCGGTGCCGGCCCAGCGGGAGGCGGGGGTGCTGAAAAGTCTGGGCGGCGGCCGGAAGAGCCTGAAACAGCTGGCAGAGCAGTTTGGTGCGCAGGCGGAGTATCGCTCGCTGGTGAAGCAGGCCCAGCTGGGGCAGCAGTACCGCCGGGAATTGGAGGACGCGGTGGTGCGGCTGGGGCTGTCGCTGGATCTGGGGGTCAGCGAGCCGGTGCTGCGGCGGCTGGCCCAGACCGGCGGGGCAGAGGAGCTGATGCAGCTGAAAGCTGGGCTGGAAGAAAAACTGCGCCAGCAGCTGCCCGTAGTGACCCAGCTGGGCAGCTGGGAAAAAGAAGAACAGGTGGAAAGCGGCTTTCTGATCTGACAAAAGAAGGCTACGATAAAAAAGGAGGATTTAACAATGGGTTATGACAATCTGAAACTGGAAAAGGGAATGTACCGTCAGGAGGGCATGAGCTTTACACAGGTGCTGGAATCTCTGGATCCCAGCGAAAATTACCGGGGTACGGCACTGGAGGGAACGGATGCGTTCCAGCGGCAGCTGAAGCGCTTCGGCATCCGCGCCAAGGGCGCAGGCTCTTCTCCCGTGGAGAAGTTTTTCCGCACCATGGATTCGGCGGTGCTGTTCCCGGAGTACATCGCCCGGACGGTGCGGCAGGGCATGGAGGAAAATGACATCCTGCCGGCCATTACGGCCACCACAACGGTGATCGATTCCATGGACTATCGCTCCATCTATTCCAACCCCACCGATGAGGACAAGGAGCTGAAGGATGTGGCTGAGGGTACTGCCATTCCCGAAACGGAGGTCAAGACCAAGGAGCATCTGGTGAAGCTGACCAAGCGTGGCCGGATGCTGGTGGCTTCCTATGAGGCACTGCGGTTCCAGAAGCTGGATCTGTTCGGCGTAATGCTGCGCCAGATCGGCGCTCACATCCAGAAGCAGCAGCTGAAGGATGCGGTGAAGGTGCTGATGGAGGGCGACGGCAACAGCAATGCAGCGGCCCAGTTCACCATCGGCACCAGCCCCATCTCCGGCACCGAGGGAACACTGGGCTATGATCAGCTGGTGGAATTCTGGGGCCAGTTTGACCCCTACACCATGAACACCCTGCTCTGCTCCACGGCCACCATGACCCAGCTGCTGAAGGTGCCGGAATTGCAGAATCCCATGACGGGCCTGAACTTTCAGGGCACCGGCAAGCTGACCACCCCGCTGGGCGCACAGCTGCACCGCACCGGGGCAGTGGCCGATGGCGTCATCATCGGTCTGGACAACCGCTATGCGCTGGAGCTGATCCGGGCGGGAGATGTGCTGGTGGAATACGACAAGCTCATCGACCGGCAGCTGGAACGGGCGGCCATCAGCGCCATTTCCGGCTTCGGCAAGATCTGCGACGGTGCGGTCAAGGTGCTGAATGTATGAATTTGACGCAGGCGGTATATGAAAAGGCGGCGGCACTGGCGGGTACCATGACGGAAAGCCAGCAGCGGCTGCTGGAAACCCTGTGCGCCGGGGCGGTGGAAACCTTCACCGCCCGGCTGAGAGAGGGTGTGACGGCGGAAAGCTGCCGGGAGGTGCTGATCGCCGCCGCCAGCCTGTATGCGCTGGAAGGCATGGAGCAGGCCGGGGCAGAGATTCAGGAATTCCGGGCAGGTGACCTGACGGTGAAGCAGGGGACTTCCGGCGGCGGGAGGAAAAGCCGGATGGCCCAAATTCGGGCCATGATGGCACCCTATTGCCGGGACAGCCTGTGCTTTCTGGGGGTGTGACAATGGAAAGGGCCATTGCTCAGATCCTGCGCCAGTACGGCACAGATATGGTGCTGCACCATGATGGGCAGGAGAAAACCGTCCGGGGCTTTTTTCAGGCGGTGAATGCCAAAAGCTGGCAGAGCATGGAAAGTCAGGCAACGCTGCTGGGAGAGATCAGCCGGGGGCAGTATCTGTATTTGGGCCCGGCTGAGGAGCCGGTGCGGGAAGGTGATGTGCTGGCACTGGGGCAGAAGCAATACCTGCTGCGGCGGGTGGAGGTGTACCGGTTTATGGGAAAGGCCCTGTACTGCTGGGGCCTGTGCGTGGAAAAGGGGGTCAATGATACATGGGGTTCTCCATCTTAGATCTGGTGCTGGATCAGCTGCGGCAGGCGGGATTTCAGGCGGATGTGGCCTATCCGGGCCAGAAATTTCCTGCCATCTCCCAGCCGGTGGCGGCGGTGCATATTGAGAAGGTAGACCGCTCTGCGCTGACAGTGACGGTGGCGGTCAATGTGTTATGCCCGGCGGCGCAGGGGGGAACAGCCTGTGAGGTGGTGGCTCTGCGGGTCACGGAAACCCTGCGCTGGGGCGGGGCCATGTGTGTGCAAAACGGCTGCCGCTATGACGGCGTGGCTCAGGTCTACGCAGTAGAGGTGCTGGCAACCTACACCGGGGTTGCCGAGGAGAAGAACTGCACCATCTGGCCGGGATTTCACATCTACATAAACGGCGATCTGCACCGATTTGCGACCGCTTTTTCCGAGGAAGAGCAAACGGGTATGACGGCGGCCTATGCCATGGGTGAGGGAAGCCCGGTGGGCTTTCGCAGCGGCAAACGGGAACGGCGGCTGTATCTGCAAGAGCAGATCCCGGCGGGTTCACCGGAACCGGAACTGCCCAGTGGGGAATTTTCGCTGGAAATCGAAACCAATCAGAAGCGGCAGTGCTACAAGGGCTGCCGGTGGGAATCCATCCAGCGAGAATTTACCAAGCAGGGCCTGCGGCGTGTCTGCCGGGGCACTGCGCTGACACGGGAGGAGGTGCAGCTGTGAATTTCTTGAGCTACAAAACCTTTGTCTGGCCCCAGAATCCCCACACCTATCAGGAACAGGCGAAGCGGGAGCCGAAATATTTGACCATGGACGGAGAATCGTTTTTCGACAGGATGGGGCCGGTACAGCGCATAATCAGCGGAGAGGGGGAGTTTTACGGGCCGGGCGCCTATGACCAGTTCAAAAAGCTGGCGGCCCTCTTTGAGGAAGGAACTCCGGGAAATTTGGAGCACCCGATTTGGGGAATCCGGCACTGCTACTTCACGGGGCTGGAACTGACGCAGGAGCCGCAGGAGGCGTGTGTGCGGTACCGATTTTCCTTCACCGGGGCGCTGGGGGATGGAACGGTGCCCAAGTAAAAGGGTAAAAAACTGCCCGGAAAGCGGATGCTTTCCGGGCAGGAGATGCTATTGAAGCCCTAAAAAGAAGATTATCAGGGCGGAAAGGGCGAGAAGGGTCCAGGTGATATGGCGGCTGGCGATCTCAAGCTCAGAGGGCTCTGCGCAGTTCGCATTGCGGATACGCAGGGCCATGCGCCAGCGGAAGAGTTCATCGGCAAACAAAATGGAAAGGGCATTCAGGATGCAGACGAATACCGCTGCAAACCATACAGACCAGCTACCCTTGTGGGTCAATTCCGGCTGACCCATCAGCTCCAATATTTCGGATGCAGAGGGCTCCATGGGGTCGATGACATTTCCGAATTCGTCCATTACCGTTCCATTTTCGACGATGATCTTGAAGCTGTCTGTACTTTCATCCTCGTTGTAAAGCAAGAGGAAATCCGCGCAGACCAACACCCCGCCGCGGAAGAAAATCTCTTCGCCCTGACGAATTTCGACACCCACCATAGCGTCAGGGGGATCGCTGTCCTCTGGGATAGCGGTGGGGTCTTGTCTGGCGGTATAGGGTCCGTAGGATTTGCCGTCGTATTGAAAATACACGGTCTTATCCTGAGACACGGTAAACTGGGCGGGTTTTCCCTGTATCTTACCGCAATACAGGGTGCTGCCGTTTTCGTAGCTGGGAACCAAAATGGCATCTTGATAGGCAAAGCCTTCCCGGGCAATGATGCGGGGATACAGCAGAGAAAACAGAGCGATCATGGCAGCCATAAAAAGCAGCAGTGCCTTCTGCCAGCGGCCCAAGGATTGGAATCTTTCCAAAGACGGCACCCCCAGTTTCTTAAGTCGAGGCGGGAAACGGCGTCAGACGGCGAAGAAGGTCACGAGGCCGTAGATCAGAATGATGGCAACGATCACCGGCAGGACATAGGTCATGTAGGGGCGCATCCACTTGGCCACCTTCAGGCCGGTGCCTTCGTTGGCTTCGGCAAGGAACTTGTCCCAGCCCCAGCCGTAGCGGCTGGTGCAGAAGAGAATGAACAGCAGGCTGCCCACAGGCAGCAGCAGGGTGCTGACCAAAAAGTCTTCGCTGTCGAGAATGTCCCGGCCGGCAATGGGACGGACATTGCTCCACAGATTGTAGCCCAGCAGGCAGGGCAGGCTCAGCAGGAAGATGCCGATGCAGCAGATCAGGCAGGTCTTTTTCCGGCTC